TGCTGTGAGGAAACAGTCCTATTGTAGAGGTATTGATGACTTTATTCTTGCATATTACAAATATATCGAAATTCGATATGGTAGGTTTGCGGATGACGAAATGTGCGATATGCACAGGGTAGCAGAAAAGTTAAAGGTAGGTGGCAATTCTTGAATTATCAGAATATAGCGAGAGCCAAGGCAATAGAACAGGAAAATAAAAAGCGACTGTTGAAGCTGAATCCAAAACTAAATGACAAAAGTGGAATATACTTCTTACTCCGAGAAGATGAAAACGGATTTAAGTATGCGTATGTCGGACAGGCGATACATACGCTCAGCAGATTAGCAAGCCACCTCGTAGGCTACGAACAGCACATAGACCTTAGTTTACGCAAACATAAGCTATATGACAAAGAGAAAAATCCTTATGGTTGGCGAGTTGAATTTCTGAATTTTCCCGAAAGCCAGCTTGATGAGAAAGAGAAGTATTACATCAAGCTATATGCTGATAAGGGCTATCAGCTTAGAAATGTCAGTTTGGGCGGTCAAGGAGAAAACCGTGCTAGTGGTTCAATAGGCGAGAGAAAAGCACCTAAAGGCTATATGCAAGGCATACAGCAAGGCAAAAAGGTGTTAGCAAGGGAATTATCGTCTATCGCAGAAAAGCACCTTATAATACGCTTAAAGCCCGAAAAAGAGCACAACAAGGTATCGCAGAAACAGTATGAGAAGTTTATGGATTTGTTGAAAGTGGGTGAAGTAGATGGCTAAAGCAGTATTGGTTATGGATATGCCGGAATCGTGTTTCGGTTGCAACTTTTGTCATATTAATAGTAATGGTGGAGAAGACCGTTGTCAGGCACTCGAGGTGTCAAGAGCAGTCAATTCCGAAACCTACGAAAAGCCGGATTGGTGTCCGCTCCGAGAGTTGCCGAAGAAGAAAGAAGAGTTTGAACTACGGAAGTGCAAAGGTTCTGTGAAAGGGACATGGAAAGTCCCATTGATTGAGAATAAGGGTTTTAATGCCTGCTTGGATGAAATTTTAAAAGGAAAGAAAGTGGGTGGTTCAGAATGAAGATTTTAAGCAAGAAGAAATGTGAAGAAATTCTGAAAAGAATTACTGCAAATGAAATTATTCAGACAGAGTACGGACTACACGATATGGAAGCAGAAACAAAGGCAACGGAAAATAGAGCGGAGATAGCTTTTATTGTCGGTGGCATTAAGGGAATGAACAAGGTACAGAACACATTAAGGAAAAGGTATAACAATAACTAAAAATCAAAGAAAGGAATAGGTTGTGCG